CCATATTATAGATAATGTGACAAATTAAGTCACAAAAAATTTTGTTATAAGTGACAAATCTTTTCTTTAGCGTCGACGGCCTCCAATGGGGAGTATTAACGGTCGCTAATGGGCATAATCGTAGCGGTGCCAGCTACAAAAGGAAAAAATAATGTCAGATGAAATTGAAGTGCAGGAAGAAGTTTCCGCACCGGTAGAAGAAGTTGCAGAACAAGTCGAATCAAAGCCGGAACCTGTAAAGGAGGATCCGAATCAAGTCAACTGGCGTCAGGCAAATGAAGTCATGAGGCTGCAAAAGCAGCGTATTGATGAGCTAGAAAGAGAACGCCAAGAGCGCTCTCAAGTAAAAGCCCCCGTCGAAGAACCAGACGAATTTGCAAACGAAGACCCAGACAATTACATCACTGTTGCGAAAGCCAGACAAATGGCGGAAAAGGCGGCCGAAAAAAAGGCCAAGACTTACGCGCAGCAAGCTGTTCAAGAATATGCTCAACAACAGACTGTCGCTCAGTCCGAAGAGAAGGCACGTTCTAGATTTGATGATTACGACTATGTGATGGAAAACTTTGCTCTACCAATGATTAAAAACGACCCGGCTCTCGCATATAAAGTGCAGCAATCTAAAGATCCTGCGAAAACTGCGTACATGCTGGGAAAATTATCTGATAGTTATGAGGAAGGTATGACAAAAGCTGCACCAAGCCCAAAAGCCGAAAAGATTTTAAAAAACTCTTCTAGGCCGACCAGCAGCAATGCGGCCGGATCTCTCAAAACACAAGCAGATAAATATTCCAATATGTCGCAAGCAGATATTTGGGCTGAGTCACAGAGGTATGCAAGACGGGCTTAAATTGGATTTAAGCAATGACTATTACTGGACCAAACCAATTGCCACCGCCAGTACAGCAATGGTTTGACAACGTTCTGTTGTCACGACCTATGCCAAAGCTGATACACAAGCAAATGGCAATGAAAAAAGAACTTCCGCCTAACAGCGGTCGTATCGCTAGATATCGTCGTTATACGAACCTAGCTACTGCAACTGTACCACTTCCCGATTCAGGTTTAACACCTCCCGGGCAAGTATTAAGTGCAGTTGATATTGATGCAAGACTAGATTTTTACGGTAATGAAGGGGAGTTGTTAGCAGCTTAAAGGTGCCGTAAATTGGTTGATGCCCTATGACCTATGTAACAATTACAGATTCTGTAATGTTCATCAACCAGGATCCTAAACAAAATGGGATCTTTAAACCCGCTCTGATTGACTTGGAAGCCCTATGGGGTGACAGGGCGCAAGGATGTTAATTAAAACCGAGAGTATTAAAGTGTTTAAGTTCTTCAAGACATTTAAGGCGGAATTGACAGATCTCATCTGTATTTTTAATTCCTCTTCCGCTTTCTGGATCAAAAGAACTTCTAAACCTAAGAATTACCTCGGCTTGGTTTCTTTTGCAAACCATATAAGGAAGGCAATGAGGAAGGAAAGAATCCAACCCATTGGCATAAATTCTCCAAGCATGGACGATTTTTCTTCCATTAACGCGTTTTCTAGTATGAATGGTTCCTCCGAAATTTTCGGTAAGCCATTTAATAAGATTAACGTCTGTATTAATGATAGAAAGACGGCAAGTATAGAGAGTTCCCTTTCTGTATGTAGTGGGAGCATTAATTTCGATAGTGAAGCAACCTTCACCATCAATTATTCCAGCAAGATAAGCCAATTTTTCTGTTGTCCATTGCATATTAAACTCCTTGTTATGGGAGTTAGCGTACCATACAACAGAATTAATATCCAGCGTGAACGACTAAGTGAGTGGGACGCGAAAGCGTATGCGATAGTCTGAGCACTGCGTATATATGAAGGCAGTGAGGTTGATCCGAAGAGGTTGACCCGCCTAGGAAACTAGGTCATAAAAGTAACAGATTGGTTTTGAATCAAACAGTTTCCCTCCTCGCGCAATCGATGAGAGAGACAGAAGATGAATTGATTCGCAACATGTTGGCATCTACCGCTTCAGTTATTAACTGTACTGGTGGTACCAACGGAGACAACCCAACTGAATTGAGCCGTAGCGATATTGACGCAACGATCTTAGCTTTGCTCGGTAACGATGCAATCATGATCAGCGACAACATCGAAGGCACGCTGAAGTTTGGTACTGCTCCAGTTCGCGAAGCATTCTGGGGCATGATGAATACAGCTGTATTGGATGACTTAGAAGCCGTTACTGGTTTCATCAGCCAAGCTCAGTATCCATCAAACATGAACGTATTGAACGCTGAATGGGGTTCTGTTTCTAACATTCGTTTCTTGTACAGCTCTAAAGGGTCTGTCACACCAAACGCTTCGTTGAACGGTAACAACATTTACAACATTTTCGTAACGGGTCAAGAGGCCTATGCGATAGTCGAATTAACGAATGCAACTGCATCGTTTATTTACACACCTCCTGGTGGGCCAACTGACCCATTGAGAAGGTTGCAACTTGGCGCATGGAAAATGGCACAAGTACCCCGTTTATTAAACGATGCGTGGTTATTTAACCTACGCTGCACACACTCATAAGGGGGTAGATTATGACATTTCCAGGACGTGACATGAGACAGGGAACCTTTACTGTTGGTTCAACTGTTCCAAACACACAAACGATTAACTGCGGATTCGTTCCAACTAAAGTTGAATTGATCAACATGACGTTGCTCAATACTACGATGGCTGGTGGTCCTCCAGTGATCAACCCAGGTGCTACATATTTGACCTATCGAGCAGTTTGGCAAGAGCAATTTGCTTCTTCCGCTACTCCTTTTACTTTAGTTGAAGCTCTGGCTCCAGCTGCATCCGTTGCTAACGTATCGGTTTCTGCTGTGGGTCGAGTCACAACCAACGGTATCAGCGCATACAATGGTCAAGTAACTCCGGCTTCTTCAAGCCAAAATAGTTTAGTGCTAGGACCAACAATTGCTGGTACTAACACAAACACAAACGGAACTTTCACCATCGCTTCAACTGCTACCCTCTATGCGGGCGCAACGATTTTGATGACAAGAAACTCCGTTAACAAACAGCTCGGTGGAATGTACTTTACTGTTGCGACAGTTGCTTCTAGTACAACTTTCACAATTGCTAACCCATCATGGCTAGCAGCTGGAAGTTTTACAAGCGGCGCTGAAACATTTAACGTTCAATTGGTAACCGTTCCTCCATACTATTATCCACAATTAGCAACTGTTGTTGCGATTTCTGCGGCTAACCCTGCAGTTGTCACAACTTCTGTTAATACTGGGTTGTCTGCTGGACAAGTTGTTCGTCTTCGTGTTCCTGCCGGTTTCGGTATGACACAGATGAACAACCTTACAGGAATTATTTCTGCTGTAAGCGGTAACCAAATCACATTGGGTGGTACAACTGGAGCATTTAGCCTCAACAACGGTATCAATTCAAGCGCATTTACTGCGTTTGCATGGCCAGTTGCAGGTTCTGTTCCTTTTGTTTACTCAACTGTGACACCTGTCGGTTCAGGCCCAACGCTTGAAACTTCTGGTTTTTACAACTTTGATCCTCTTTCAGATGCAACTCAAAACACTTCTTACCAAGGTTTTGTTGTTGGCGCTGGCATATTGAATACAGCATCAGCCACCGTTTTCGGTGTAACTGCTGGTGACGTATTTGCATGGACAGCATGGAGAGCGGATCAGTAATGACTTTTACCCCGGATAGGACAAATATTGTAAGTATCACACAATCGATTCCATGTGTTGTCACGACGGATGCAAATCACGGACAATTTACTGGCAATGTTGTAAGACTAAATGTTCCAAAGAATTATGGAATGTTTCAGTTGAACAACTTGGCGGTACATGTTCGTGTCCTGAGTAACACCAGTTTCTCTTGTTGGTACACTATATTTCCTCCCGGGATACCAGTTGATACGCGAGACTACCCGGCGTTCGTCGTTCCGTCGAACCCGGGCTTTTAGCTTCTGTAATACCTATTGGTTCTGGGCCTACTCCTGTTTCAGATGTCGCATGGCAATCAAATAATGATTACTGTGAAGATCCATTGACCGATGCTGTACTTAACAACTCAACTCAAGCAATTCCCTATTAAGGAGATAAATCATGGTTAAAACATTAACGCCACCCGTAGAAACAATCGTAGATCCACTTATCCATAGAAGGTCAAATAAGACAGCTGTCAACTTGAACTCTATCAATGCAATGACTAGAGAAACCGATCACAAAGTTAGAGGTCAGTTCGTCAATGTCGAATATCCCGGTCTTCCTCAAAAGTTTTCCGGAAAGTACTATAAAGGCATGCCCTATTTTTCAGAGATTCTGAAAGATGGTGAGACATGCGTAATCCCGTTGTCTGTCGCAAGATGGATCAATGAAGAGTTTTGTTATGACCAACATAGTCATATTACCGACGACAAAGGGCTACCTTTGAAGACTGGTAAGAAAGTTCCTAGAGGCAAGTTTATTATCGAAGAGCATTTAAAATAGGACGGTTAAGGCTTTGACAGTTTGGGATTTAAGTCGTTTAAGATATACCGTTAGAAAGCTTACTGGTAAATTTGACCAAAACCAGCTTCCAGATTCTTCGCCTGGAGCTGGTCAAGTAAGTGTGCAAAATCCGCCAGGTGTGGATGATTATATAAACGATTTTTATTTATACGATCTTCCAGAGCATCTTCGGACTTTAAAGCTTCGCGATTTTTATACTTTCTCGACACTTCCCAATTGTGGCACTTATGCAGTTCCAGAGAACATCTATGAGATTTATGATCCGATCTATATCGATAATTATCAGTTTAAGTGGTATCAATACCCTGCTGAGTTTTATCAAGTATGGCCGGAACTTAATTTCATAGATCAATTTCCAGTAGCTGCAAGCGTTAATCAAGCATTTACGCTGACACAAACCCCGATTCAACAGGGATCGGTTGTCATTGGATTATCGCCAAACACCGGCACGCCTACTTCTACAGCTTTGGAAACATTTAGAGATGCTGATGCGCCGGTTCCACTAGATATTCCAATCCAGCAAGTATTCACAAATCCCGGTACTTTGACAGGTAGTTTTGGTAGCACAGGATCGATTAATTATTTGACTGGTGAAGTTACAATCACGTTTTTAACTGCTCCTCCGACAGCTTGCAACTTTAGCTGTCATTATCACCCTTATGTTGCTTCACGGCCCAGAGATATTCTATTTTGGAATCAAAATTTATACATTCGACCAATTCCTGATACAACATATCTCGTTAAGGTAATGGCATATATGATGCCGACGACAGTGCTTTCGGCCGCTACAAATGCAACTTCTTACCCAAGTTTGCGTGTAGCTTCCAATACCACTAATACGTCACCGCCCGCAGTAGATACCGTAACAGTACAAGGTTTTAGCAATGATGCGAGCTCTAATAAACTTAGTGATCTTCCTCAATTTAACGAATTTTGGCAGATGATAGCCTATGGCGCTGCAATCAAAATCTTGATTGAAGAGGGAGATTGGCAGGAAGTAGCGCCTCTTAAAGCAATATTCGAAGAGCAAAAAAACCTTTGTCAAAGAAAGACTCTTAGACAATTGGCCCATCAAAGAATACCTACTGTTTATTCTACAAATGGGGCGCGTTCAGATACATGGCCAATCATTCCTATGGGAGGCTATTAATGAAAAAGAAACATGATGTGATAACTTACATTGCTAATCCTTATGATATTAAGAAAAGTGACCCTAAAAGAGGGTCTATTCTGAATAAAACCGGAAGAATAGTAAAAAACGATTATCTTAAATTTGATATGACCTCACAAAGGGGATATAAATGAGTCAGTATAAGGCTATTCCGCAACCGAACGATCAGCGTAACGTTTCACAGAATGATATTCTTACTAATTACGCATATTTAAACAATGCTAATGGTGCTGCTGCTTCAGGAATTATACCTGTAGATCACTTGTCGACTGGTGATAATGTGGCAGTTCCAAAAAATGGTTTTCATAATCAAGTTAGTTTTATCAATCGCGCCACTCCTGCAAGTTTAACTAATTCTGTAAATGGTCAAAATTCCGATTCTATTACATATGCCAAGGCTGATGGTGCATCACAAAGTCAGATATGGAATAAGAATGGTTCTATTGATGCTCCAATAACATATATGAAAGCCTTTGTTTTATTTACCGGAGGCGCAGTCATACAAGGACAGACATTCAATGTAAACAACGCACCTGGAGGAGTAGTAAGAGTTTCCGCAGGGGTATTTAGAGTCAATTTCTCCGTTGCATTACCTACTACAAATTACATAGTAATGATCAATTCTGAAAGTAATAGCAATCCTCCCACACCTACTTCTTGCGTTACTTATACCAAAACCACAACCGATGTGACTGTGATATTCCAAAACACAGCTACAACAAACGTGCGTGATCCTCAAAGAGCTAGTGTAATGGTTATAGGAATATTTTAATGGCTTATGATGTCAGTTTGATAGCACCCTACAAGTCAGGCCTCTCTAATTATTGGAAACCATTTCTGATTGGAAACGATGCATTCGTTGAATTGGATAATTGTTATACGAGGCAGGGTGTTGTTAAAAAGCGTGAAGGAAGTTCTGTTATTGGAAGAATTACCCAATGGAAAACTTTCACAGCTATCACTAATGCTACTCCGCCAGTTGTCACAAGTGCAGCGCATGGATTGATTACAGACGACATGGTTTATCTTGAAAATGTTCTTATGACCAATGGAACCATTACATCGGTTGTTTCTGGTTTAACGACGGTGGTGAACGTTTCAGGCGCGCCGGGAATTACAGCTGGTCAGACAGTTGTCATAACTGGAACATCTGGAGTTTCAACTGATGATTCGACTATTACATTTAATGGCACGCCATTTTTTGTGATTGCAGTAGGTGCGACATCTATCACTTTAAATGTATCTACGACTGGATCATCAGGCGCCGTAGGTAGCGTTTATTTAGGCGCATTGAATAATAAAGCATTTAGAATAACCAGAATCAACAACAACACGTTTAGTTTGCAAACGCTGACAAGTGCGCCGCCAGCAGATATGACAGCTTCGGGAACTTCTACGGGTGGCAGCATCTATCTACCGATTGTCGGTACAGAAACCTATATCCAATCTGCAGCCTTAGGGGTAGAGCAACTAATCGTCTTTACACCAAAACAGGCATGGCAATTTATATCGGGGACACAAACGTTTCAAGATATTAGTTTTAATCAAACGCCTATTGCTATTACGTGGGGAGGGACTAAGGATGATTTCTTTTACTCTTCTAACTATTTTGGCGTGTTGTGGGCTACTAACAACAGATCTTTTTCAGGTGTCGTTGTAGATACGGCAGCCCAGTCAGTTTCGATAAGATATTACAATGGGACATTAATTTCAGGTTGGGCAGACTTTCAACCTCCTTTGACTTCTACCGCACCCACTTATCTGAACGCTGCTTTGATAATACTTCCCTACAAAGGCTTTTTAGTCACTCTAAATACGACGGAAGGTGCTATTGATAACACGGGTAATATTAATTATTTTAGTCGTGCGAGATGGTCTCAGCTGGGTACTCCTTTTTATAGGAATGTAAATTTGCCTGCGACTGCTGGATTTGATGCAAACGCTTGGGCAACTGATATTCCTGGAAAGGGTGGATTTACGGATGCGGATACTTCAGAAAAAATCATAAGCGCTGAAATCATACAAGATACGCTCATAGTAGGTTTTCAGTTCAGCACTTGGCGTTTAAGATTTACTGGTAACTACATCCAACCTTTTATTTGGGAAAGGATAAACACACAACTTGGAAGTGAGGCCACCTTTTCAAGCATTCCTTTCGACGATAGAATGTTGATGATAAGTCGAAGAGGGATTGTTGCCGCGACATTCAATGATGTAAATCGTATTGATCTTCAAATTCCAGATTTTATAGAACAGTTTGAAGATGGGGAAAACATTAAGGGTCTTGTTAGAATTCAAGGCATACGAGACTATGAGAAACGCCTTGTCTATTGGATATACGCAGAAGAAGATGGAAATCAGCAAACCCCAAATAAAATACTTTGTTTTAATTATATCGACAATACATGGAGCACATTTACGCAATCGTTTACTACGCTTGGCAGATATAATTTAACAAATACGCAAGACAATACGTGGCAGACCTGGACCACAGTATGGAATAGCGATACTTCAACTTGGCAGGTAGGCACTGAACAAACAGGATCTCCGATTATCGTCGCCGGTGATGTTTCATCTCGAGTCTGGCAAATCATGAATAGCGATCTTTCAGTAGATAATGGAGTAAATTATAATTTCACTATTACGACTAATTGGATCAATCCTTATTTTCAACAAGGCAAGAGATGCAAGCTTGCATTTTATGATCTATATTTGACGACGACCGATAGCGGAAAAATTACTCTAGAAAACTTTTCGGATGATGATGACTCTGATCCATGGCTTATAAAAACCGTAGATACGAATGATCGAGCACTAACAACGAATCCCGTTAAGCAAGTCAAATACATACGTGTTTTCTTGGGAATGGTTGCTAGAAATCATCAAATAAAATTGACATTGACGACAGCACAGTTAGCCAATAGTTTAATTGGAAGTAGTGACTTCGAATTGCAGGGAATTCTTTTCCACACGAGACAAGAGGGGCGCATTAAGTCATGACGTTTGGACCAGTTAACTCATATTCAAGTTATCTTTCGACTGAGTTTGATCTACCAACGGATCCCGATAAACAACGCGATTTTATCAATAAACGTGAAAGGCTAACTGCTTCCATACTGAACGTTAAATCGAATGGAAACTATGAGCAACGAGAGTTGATATCGGCAGATCAGTGGTTTACAAGCATTGTAAATAATGCGACGGTCGGAAAATCAGGATTCAGATTTACTTTTAACTTAGTGGCATTGAATGCAAATACTCCAATTCCGCCTGGAGTGACAAACATTAATCTTTGGACTCAGACTCCTCCGATCATCATTACAAATATTACTTATCCTCTTCCATCTTATGGAAGCGGAACAATAGCCGGCCCGATATACGTATTTACAGGAACCGATTTTAATGTTACGTTCGATAATACTAACCCCATACAACAAATTATACAGATTACGAACAATACTGGAGCCAATCTGACGAGTTGTTTTTGGGCATTTAACTATTTAAAACAAGCTTTATAAGGAGAATTTATGGCAGATTGGCTTAAGGATGCTTTAGGCGGTTCAGTCAGCGGCATTGGTGGTGATTTCTTATTTGGTTCAGATTCAAGTATGGATCCTTATAATCAACAAGCTCTTACTACTATTCTGCAAATGCTCAAAGGAAAAAACGGTATTGAACAAAATCAAGCCTACCAAGGTGGAAACGATTTTTTGCGTAGATTGTTTTCAAATGATCCACAGCAAATGCAAGAGTTTCAACAGCCATATTTAGATAATTATAATGAAAATATTGTCCCGGATATTGCTAATAGATTTGCTGGAATGGGTACAGGTGCTAGCGGACTATCCTCAAGTGGTTTTCAACAAACTCTTGCTCAATCTTCTCGAGGATTGCAAAAAGATTTAGCGCAAATGAGAGGCCAACAGCAATTGGGCGGATTGACAAGTGCACTACAATATGCTCAGCAACCTATTTCTAATAAATTGGCCGCGGCTCAATCTGTTCCTGGACAATATTACGAGACTCCAGGGCAAGCGGGATTTCTTCAGAGCTTTGCTCAAGGAGCTGGTCAAGGAATTGGTAAAGGGATTACTTCATTTTTTGGAGGTGTATAATGGTTCATGTAGCGACTCCACGTCCAAATTTAGGCGCAGCTTTAGGACAAGGATTAGGTGTCGGAGTTAGCCAGGGTCTAGAAGAGACTCGCAACACCAACAAGCTTAGAGAAGCTCTTGCTAATGCCGATAAGATTTATTCTAATCCCAATTTGAATCCTCAGCAGAAGCAGTCTGGTTTGTTAAGTGCTCTTGGTTCACATCCAGATATTGCTAAACAATATTTAGGGCAGTTCAATCAACAACAACAAATGCAACAACAGAAGCAACAACAACAGCAAGCGTTGAGAGCGATTGAACAGCAAAGAGGTTTACAACCGGGTGCTCTTTCTGGTTTAGAAGGTCAAGAGAATGTTGCTGCTGCTATTACTAAGCCTCAAGCGCTTGCGGGTGGTGTTACAGCACAGTCGGTTCCTCCAGAGATAGCTAAAAATATCGAAGATATTTTGAGTAAAAATCCTCAAGCATCTGCCGAAGATCTACAGGTAAAAATGACAAAGGCTGGTATTCCTCCAATTTATACCAATAG